CCGCTTTTTTTTGCGCTTCGGTTAGTTCGATGACGCTTTTCTTGACGATGGGGAGATTCTTCCCAAACTGGATAATTCCCTCGGACGCAAGCCCAAACGGAAGCACCATCTCGCTTGCCGTCTTGCCGGTCAGCCCAAGTTTGTTATTCAGCTCACCGATGGCCTGCGCCGTTGTATCCACCGGCTTACCGCCATGGTCGATTAGCCATTTAAGAAATAGGCCGACGCCAGCAGCGGCGGCGGTGGCGGCAAGTCCGGCAAAAGACAGGCCGCCCGCAAAGGCTTTTAGCCACGTTACTACCGAACCGCCGATTGAAACCATTTTCAGCGCGGCCCCAGTAATCAAGGTTACTTTCTCGACCATCATCGCCATGCCGGTAATGACGAGCGGGGTGGCTATCGTCACGGCCCCAAGCGCTAAAGCCCAGTCCTGAGTGGCGGGGCTTAAATCCCCAAACGCCGTCGCCAACGCTTTGGCCTTCTCGATCCCCGGCGTCAGAAAGTCGTCCAACACGCGCTGCGCGATGGGCAGAAGCGTCTTCCCGAACTCGGCCGCCGCGTCCTTCGCGGCCGTCTGGATATTCTCCCAGGAGTTCTTGTACGTGTTCCCCGCGCGCTCGCCTTTGGCGAGTTCGTCAGTGATGATCTTGATGAATTGCTGAGAAGAAATGCCCAGCTTCTCGAACGTCTTCGCGGGGTCGCCCAGCGCTTCGGCGCCGAACTTCTCCTTGATAATGGCGGCCAGTTGCGGGATGCGCTCAATGATCGGGTCGAGGTTTTCTTTGGTGACCTTGCCAACGGCGCCCAACTGGGAAAGCTGGCGGATGACCTCGTTAAAGTCCTCGCGCCCGCCCCCGACGACAGCCAGCGCGTTGCCGAGTTCGGCCATGATGCGCCGCGATTCGTTCGCAGAATTGCCGAGGATCTGAAGGCGAATCGTGCCCTTAACGGCCTCTTCCAGCCCAAGTCCCGGCAACTTCGCCACCTCGCGCAGCTTCGCCATTTCGGCCGCCGTGGCCTCGCTGGATTTCATCACGGCCTTGAGGCCCATGGTGAGCGATTCCATATCAGAACCGGCTTTTATGGCGGCGGCGCCAGCGGCGATCAACGGGGCAGAAAAGCCAATGGAAAGCGCTGTGCCGGATGCCGTGACATCGGCGGCGAAGCGCTTCACTTTGTTAAGCGAGCGATCAACGCTTTTATCGAAATCGTCGGTCGACGCGCCTATCCTCACGATCAAATTTGAAAGAATGGGCATTGTTTACCGTCGTCTAATGGGTGTCGGGTGAGGTGGTGGGGTTTTTGGCTGGGCTTTTTCCTGCTCGTCAGCTTTCAGCTTCAAGTAGAATGCCCATTCGGTGAGTTCAGAGGAGGACATCGAGGCGGTGAGTTCCGCCACGGTTTTATGCAAAATTTCGGCGAGGGCGAATAGGAAACGCCGCTCGCCTACGAGTTTTTTTCCAGGTCTTCGGCGGCCTTGTCAGTGAGTCCGGATAGCTCGCAAATCTTCGTCGCAATGCGGTCGATGATGTCGCCGGATTTACCGAGGAGCATATCCTGATGCGCCTTCTCAAACAGCTTCGCGCCCGTTGCCGGGTCGGTGGCACAGTCGATAATCAGGCGCACGGCGGCGGCGTGCGGGATGTTCTTTGCGTTAGCGCCGAACTCCACCCGCTCCTTTGCCGTCATCTCCCTGACGCCGATCTCCACTTCCCACTCGGGAATCGTCAGCTTGTCCGTCTTCAGCGATACCGCTGAAATTCTCTCCAGAATCGTGCTCATTTGGCTCCTTTGCCTTGATTGTGATGGGACCGGGCAGGTTTAGCGCCCACCCGTTTGTGAAGTCTATTTCCGCGCCGTTGCGTTCAACGCGCGCGATTTCTGACACGGGAACGACTAGCGCCCGCGCCTGCTTGTCGAAGTGCATTACGTTGTCGAGAAGTCCACTTCACCGTGCAGCGCGAAGGAGACGTTTTCCTTGATGAGTTCGTTTTCGCCCGACGTGATACCGGCCGATGTCATGTGGCCCGCCGCCATAAAACGGTCGTTTCCGGCAAGGTCCGTGTAGAGGTAGATCACGTAATAGCTTCCGAGGTTCGTGTTGGCGAAGTAGGCGTTGTTGTAGAATCGCTGGAATGAAATTGTTCCCGACTTCATAACCAGGGTGCGCTCTTTCCACGCGTCGCCGAAGGTATGCGATTCTTCGGTCACGACTTCGGAATCATAGGACCACTCAAACGCCTGCGCGGCTTGCGATAGCGTCAGGTATTCGGCCGTGATCGTGATGGTTCCGACGGCCGTGTACCCGTTGGTGAGGGTGATCTTGCCCGATGCCCAACCGATCTGGTAGTTGACCTTCGGCACCGTCGAAACTCCGTCCAGCACGGTCACCGCGGCGTTCGGGTTGATCGCCCGTTTCGCCGTGTTGGTGATCTGGTAGACACCGCTGCCGAGGGAGGTTACTGCCTCCCCCGTCATGGCGGTGCCCGATCCGGTGGCGATGTAGATGTCGGCTGCGTTTCCTGCGAGTACGGCCATGATGGCTCCTTAGGTGTAGGACAGCGCGCCGGTTCCAGTGAAGGTGTAGGAGGCGGTGATGATGCCGTTTTCCGGCGCGGAGAATGACGCCTGAACGAAGGCGTTCCCGCTGTAGTAATTCGTGCCGTCCACGTAGAAGCGGATCGCCACGGTGGAACCGGCGAGGAAGGCGGTCTTCAATGCGACGTGGCCGTTCGTGTCCGCCGTGTCGAGACGCCCGGAACCGCTCCCGCTCCATTCCTTGATGGTCGAGGTGCGTTCCTTCCAGGTGTCGCCGAAGGCTTGCGTCTCTTCGAGTCCGGTCTGGACGTCGAGGGACCAGTTGTCCATCTCCGCAATTGTGTTCGTGCCGATTTTGAGCGCGGCGGCATTGCCTACCATTACAGCCATAATGGCTCCTTCTGCCTCACGGCGATAGCTAAAAGTGGGTGGCGGAACATCTCACGACGTGCCGCCGGTTAAGCGCCTCTACCCGGACTTGAACCGGGAACTTTTACAGCCATGGTCGTGGCACACCCTCAACGGGTAGCGTTTTCCATTCCGCCAGAGAAGCGCTTAAATAGCGTGGATGATGTCAAATTCGAGGACCACGGAGTAGAGCTTTGCGCTCGTCTCAAGGTCGTGTTCAAACTCGTTGCGCCGCCCGTTGAGGTGCGCGCTGTGAACCGTCAGTGATCCGGCTGCCGTGGTGATTTCGGCGGCGTGGTTGATGATGTTGGCGTAGACCAAATCAGCCAGGTCTTCTGCGGCCTTCGGGTTGCCTTGCGCCATGCAATACAGCGCCACCGGGCGGCGTGTAGCCGTTGGGGCGGCCGATCCGATGGAGTGGAACGGCGCGGAGTCGATCACCTCGATAACGATGGCTGGATAGTCCACCACGCGCCCTTGGTCCGCGTGCATGTCGTACACCCGCGTACCGGTCAGGGCGGTGATGGCGGAGACGGTCTGAAGGTACTTGTAGAGCGCCTGATAGATTCTCATGCGGCCCGCCCAAGTGCGTCAAACGCGGCCTTTACGCGGAATTCCAGCAAGCGCTTGACGTTGTTGCGCTGCGCACGGATGGCATCACGGAAGAACGGGATCGGACGGCTGCCGGGGTGTTGCGTTTTCTTCGCAAAGCGCTTGAACAGGTTGCCGAACATGAGGAACTTCTTATTTTTCGGATTGACCGTGTGCGCCTTCGTTCCGAACTCGACCAAATGCGCGTGCGGGGCGGCCTGCTTGAGCGTGTAGGCGTATGCCTGCAGGAACGTCTTGAATTGCCGCCCAGCAGCGGCCGCAAGCGATCTTTTCAGCCCGCCCGGTGCGATGGCGCGGCCGCGGTAATTCGTCGCGTGGGGCGCCACTGGAGCGCGCGCTTTGGCCGCGTCGCTGATAAGGTTTGCCCCGTCGAGGAGCGCGGCGCGCACTTCGGCCCCTTGCGCGGTTTTCTTGAGTTTTTCAAGTTGCCCGGCAAGTTCCGTGAGCCCTTCGATTTTGATGTTCAAATCGTGACCTCAGAGCATTGAAGCGCGAGCATTAAGTTGCGCTCGTCCGGGTTGGCGATGGCGCGGATGTTGAAGTAGCGGACGGCTTCGGCGTTCTTCGGGTCCACAAACTTCACGCGCATATCGGGCGTGTACCCGGCCTTGTAGCGGACGGTGATGGAGTGCGAGAGGTCGGAAATCGTTTGCTTCGCCTGGAAGAATTCGCGCCCGCCGCCGGTTTCGATGGAGCCCCAGCATTCGGCGTAGGTGGCCCATGTTTCCGTGCGGTCGCCGTTGGCATCGACGGACAGGGATTTCTGCTCGATTAGGATCCAATGGCGGAGGGTGCCGGCGCGCATTACCAAATCCTCCAATTCACCAACAGCGCCCGGCTTCCCAGTTCTAGCGCCTTCGATTCGACGCTTGCGGAGTTGCCGAGGACGACATCTTCCCGGTGCTCGTAGAGATGCCCGGCGATCAGCAGGATGGCCGCCTGAATTTCATAAGGCACATGCGCTGCCGTGGTCCACCCACAGATAAACTGAATTTCGATAGGGTCGAGGACGCGCAGGGTTGTGGATGGCCAGGATTCGTTGTAAGACAGGGCCAGCACGCCCGGATCTCGGGCGGTGGATGCTTCCCAGTAGTCAGCCGAAAAAGTCGTCTGCGTGCCCGCTGTGTCGGTGTATTTGACGTGGGTGACGCTTTGGAGTTGGCCAAACGGCAGGGTTAGCCGGTCGCCGAATGGGAAAGAGTCGAGGAACCATTTCCATGTTTGAGTCACCAACTTGCGCCCGGTCATGGTTTCCACAGAGGCTTGCGCCGCACGCACGTAGGGTTGATACTGCTCGGGTGGTTGCCCGGCCGCGCGTGCGTGCGTCTCCATCTGCGCATCGGTGATGGCAAATTCGGTGGGCGCGGTGACGAGTTGGTAGGCGTGGGAGGTCATGGGTAAAAAATAGGGGCGGAGGAGCCGCCCCAGGTCGGAGGAGAGAGGGTTAGACTCCGTTGGGTTGAAGCGAGGCGTTGCCGAGAACGGCGACAGCCGCAATGAGCGCCGCCGAAGCGTTGCCGCTCGGGGTGATCGTCAAACGGACATACCGCTTATTCCCGATGTACCCGATTTTGCGCGTTTCGTTGTCGTCGTCAAACTGGAAGCCGGTCGCCGCTTCCGTGCCGTTGAGTTCCGCATCGGCGACGGCCGCGTTATCGGACAGGTTGGAGGCGTCGCCATCTTCGACCAGCACCGCAAAGGTGGCGTCGGCGTCAGCGATGGAACCGGTGGCGATGGCGAACACGAGGGAATCGAAGCCCTGGCGGTCGATGATTTGGGAAACTTGCGCCGTATTGTCGGCGACGGAAACCGGCGAGATTGCACGCCGGAAGGTGAGATTGGAATAAAGGTCACGCATGGTATTGGCTCCTTGGTTGCGGGAGAGGGCGGTTGCCCGCCCTCCGGGAGAAGTGGTTAGGTATTGAACTTGATGAACTTGATGGCTTCGAAGTTCGTCACCCCGCCACCAACGCGCTTGGTCGTGTAGAATTTGACGTAGCCCTTCGTGGTCACCGCGTCGCGGATGGTCGAAATTCCCTTGCGGTCGAAGATCTGGTAACCGACCTTGAAATTACCAAACGCCATGGAGAGCGAATCGGCGGCCAGGGCGGGCATGTCCTCGGCTTCGGTCACAGGGAAACCGCAGATCAGCGCTGGCTGTCCGGCCTGGAGGCCCGGCTGCCAGATGTAGGCGTTGGTCGTGGCTTCCTTGAACTTGCGGACCTTCAGCAAGACGGCCCGGTTGGTCAGCCAGCGGGCGCCATTGCGGTACTCGGCCTTGAGGGCCATCATGAGCTCTAGGAGCTTGTCGCCAGGCGTGGTGCTGGTGAAATCGCCGGAAGCGCCCGCCATGACATGCTCCATCACGCCCCAAGAGCGCGAGGAATCCGCGGTGGCGGCCGTCGTGTACGACGTGATGCCGCGCGGCTTGCCAACGCCGTTGCCGATGACGAAGCCGCTGTTTTCGGTGCGGGCGAACTTGTCGGCCAGCTTGCGTTCCAGCCAGGCGCCAACGTCCAGATCGGCGTCGTCCAAGAGCTTCTGCGTGATGCGCGGTTCGGCGTACTGCTCGTGGATTTCAATGCGCCACTTGCCGATTTCCGGCGTGTCGGTTTCCGAGCGCGTTCCGGTTTCCGAGGTCCAGCCGGTGGAAACTTCGTCGTTGTCGTTCAGGCCCTCGACGGCATCAGAGGTGGTCGTGTCCACCTGCGCGATAGCGCGGATGTTCGACGTCTCATAGACCTTCATCGCCACGCGGCCGGATGCGTCAACGGGCACGAGATACCCGCCGTTGTCATTGCTGCCAACGCTCATCGCCTTGACTTCATCCGCGCTCATGCGGGTCTCGCCCTTGCGCATCCAGTTCAGGAACGCTTTCGAGGCTTCGCCGTTGCGGGCGGTGTCGCCGTTCTCGCTCGGGCGCGCGGCCTTCGCGGCGATGGCGTCGAGCGAGGCTTGCAGTTCGCTGATGCGCTCGTTCAGCTTGACGGCCTTCTCTTCGAAGATGCTGGCGGACACACCACGCGCGGTGGCCTTCGTTTGGTCTTCGTTGTTCGCTTTGAACTGCTCCCAGGCGCGGCCCAGGTCTTCGACGGTCTTCTGAATTTCAGCAGACATAGATACTCCTTCCGCTTTGCGGCGGTGGTTCGTGGTTTCGGTTTTCGCGGCGTCGGCTACGCGCGAAGAATGGCGGTGAGGCCGCGGGCGAGTGCGATTGCGGCTGCGTCCGTGGTGGCGGTTTTATCGCCGTCGGCGGCTTCGTCCAAGGCGTCAGCCTCGGCTAGAAGTGCCTGAATGTCGAGAATGGCTGACTCAAGCCGCTTGCGAGTTGCCGCGCTGAGGGTGCGGCCGGATTTGATGTCTTCGCTGGCACGCGCGATAAATTCGGCGTCGGCCTTTACGGATTCAATGAGGGTCAGCGGGTTGGCTGGGATGGTGACCATGGATGCCTCAAACAGCTTCACTTCGTGCAGCCGGTACGCCTTGGCCGCGTCATCCCAATTTCCTTTTACGGTGCGATAGCCGATGGAGAGGCCGCGCAGCATCTTTTTCAGCGCTTGCGCGTGAGCCAGCTTGCCGTCCGGAAGATCAGTTTCGATGGTGCCGTTAAGGCGCAAGCCCTTCGGCTCGTCGGTCAGCCGCGCCATGCCAATCGGCCGCGTCCGGTCGTGGTGAAGTAGAAGAACCACCTCGCCGCCGGTTTCCTGTAGCGTCTTCGTGAACGCGCCGGGCTCCACAATGTCGCCGCTCAGATCCTTGTTTCCGTAGATGGAAACGAACCCTTCAATCTCGCCCGTCTCGGAGACGCCCTTGATTTTGAAACTAAGCTGTCGGTCCATTGTCTGGCCCTCCGGGGGTGTTTTCGAGTGCCGCTTCAATCGGCAGGTCTTGCATCTGCGCGAAGTATTTTTCGCCGCCTTCGTAGCCGTTCAGGTCGAGATAGGCGCGGGCTTCGTTCGGGTTGTAGATGCGCCGCTGGATGCCAAGGCCCAGCGCCTGGATGGTCTTCAGGAGGTCCATGCGCATGAACGCCGCGGTGTTGTGCTTGATGCTCAGCTCGCGTTCGGATTGCTTCAACAGGCAACGCTCATAGGCTTGTTCATGGTTCTTCAGCCCCGGCGCCAGCGTGAAGTCCAGGAAGCCCTGCTTCAGCATTTCGATGCCGCTGCCCCAGGAAGTAGTCTTCGTGGTGATACCGAGCATTGACGGCGGAACGCCAAACATCATGGCCATTTTTTCGTCACTGGCGGACATCTGTGCGAGCAGTTCGATGTCTCCCGTCGGCACTGATAACGGGGTCAACTTCGTGCCGGCTTCCGCTATGGCGATACCGCCCGCGTTTTCCGTGCCGCCGTTTGTTTCCGACCACGCCTTGCGGATGTCGGTACGTTGTTGTGGCGAGAGAGCCAGCGGAATCTCCATTACCACCGTCGGCCGCGTGCCTTTGCGCATAGTGACGGCCGCGGTCTTTTCCGCCGCCTGGTTCAGCCCGATGGCCTGCGCCGCCTGTTGGATGACCGATAGCCCGTTGATGCCGTCGAGGGTGAAGTTGCGGACGTGCAGAATCTCATCAGCGAAGTACACCTTGCGCTCTTTGCCGCCCGTGTAGATGTACAGCAGCGCGCCCGTATCGTCGTCGCGCTTGATTTCCACGTGTGCCGGATGCAACGGCCACAGCGCGGCCAGGCGCGGCCCGGTCATGACCTTCAGGCTGTAGGAGTTGCCCCACAGGAGATAGTGCGCCCACGCCGCAAAGCGGAGATCGTAGGCGGTCATCTCTGGATTCGGCTCCCAGTCCAGGCGCCGCTCTACGATGTGGTTTTGCTGCTTCTCGCGCCGGTCGCCCACGCGCTTAATAACGTCGATCGGGAAGGCTGCGGCAACGCCAGCGATCAGGGATACGCACCGCATCACCGGCACGGAACGCAAGGCGCTCTCCTCGGTGACAGCCACGCCGCTATCGTTCGGAGGCCCACCCCAGGCGCGCTCGAATGCGCCGTTCCGGAACGTGTAGCCAGCAGGCATGAGGTAGCCGGCGGCTTTCGCCCGTAGGTTGTTGAGGGTGGATAGGATCATGAAAAGGAGAAAAAGGTCGTAGGTGCTGGCGGCGTCAGAATCGCGATCCCCGTCGCCATCGCAATGCAAATAACCGGGTCGATTCGCTTCGAGTTCTTCATCCGCTCCTGCTTCACCGGCTTGATGAGGTCGCCCGGCGCCTGTGTGATCTGCGTACAGTCAACAGACCAGCGGACCAGCGGCGAGCCTTCATGGATAGCGGCCCGGTCGTAGACCAGCTTTTCAAACCGTCGGCAGGCCGGGCTCATTGACTGGTAGCCTTGCCCGAAGTCGATCACGTCCAGGCCAGCGTCTTGCAATTCTCGAGCGGTGTCGCGCGCCCCATAACGGTCAAATGCTATGGCCTTGATGTCGTACTCGTCGGCCAGTTCTTTGATGTGGGCGGTGACATAACGCCAGTCGGTTGTAGTTCCCGGCGTAAGCCGGATGTGGCCGTCAGCCGCCCACTGTGCGTACGGTACGCCGTCGCGCTTGCTCCGGTCCTCGATACGCTCGCCGGGCAGGTATGCCCAGACTTTGTAATAGACTTTTTCGCCCACCGGCCAGCACAGCGCGAACGCCGTGAGATCGTGAACCGCGGCGAGGTCAAGCCCGCCGTAGCAGGGATACCGGCGAAGTTCCGCCCAGTCAATGGGCGTAGGCGATGCGCAAGCGTCCCATTCGTGTATCGGAATCCATTGGGTTTCTGCGGAGGTCCACTGGTTCAAGTAGAGGCGCCGGAACTGGTTCTGCAGATCCGGGCGCGCCATAGCCTCGTCAAACTTGCGCTCGTACTCTTCGATCTTCTGGTGACCGGTTTCGAGGAGCGGCAGCGCCAGCGGCCAGAGCTTTTTATCGGTCCAATCGGCGTCTTTTGGGACTTCGTAAATCAGCGGCAGGTAGGACGGGTCGGTTACCTCGCCCGATAGCACCCGCTTCGCATACTCGTACTCCCGGTAACAGATCGTTTCCTGATTACTCCCGGCGGTCGTGATGATGATTTCGAGCGGCTCCCGGCGCGACATGCTGCCGGTGGTGAGCGCTGCCAGTAGTTCCTGCTCGGCAGGCCCCCAGGCGTGCAGCTCGTCAAAAACAACGAGCGATGGGTTGTAACCGTGCTTCCCTTTGCCATCCGCGGAGAGCGCCCGGATGATTGAACCGGTTTCCCGGTGGACGATCTTTTTCTGCGATAGCGTTGGCTCGACCAACTCCAGCAGCGCTGGATTCGTGCGAATCATCGACCAGATGGCCTCGAAGCAGATCGACGCCTGCGGTGCGTCGGTTGCCGCCATGTAAAGTTCCTGCTCTGGCTCCGGGTCCAGGAAGAATACGATCAGGGCGATGATGGCGGCCGTCTGCGTTTTGGCTTGCTTGCGGCCGAACGAGGCGAACACCTTGCGGATCAACCTCGATGCGTCGGCCCGCTTCCAGCCGAAGATGTTGGCCACCAGTTTTTTGCTGTGCGGAAGGAGTACGAGTGGCTCCGGGCGCCGACTCTTGGTGCTCTTGGTGAGCGTCAGTGTTTCGGCGAAGGCGCAGGAGGCGTCAACCGCTTCCGCATCAAACCATGTTCCCTCGTTGTTTTGCACGTGCAATAATCGCCAGCGTCGGATTTACGGCCGTAGGCTTGCGGGTGTCCTTGATTCCGGCCCGTTGCCGGTTGCGCGGCCCGATATTGAGCTGGCTGCGGAGTTCGTCGATCTGCCTGCCCCAGGCGAGCTTGGTTCGACCATCGGTTTCATTCCGCCGCTCAATCATGGCGTCTGCCAGTTCGGCGTATTGGGCAGCGTCCACCTGCCGGATCGCCACGCCCGCGGCGCGGTTTTCGGCTACGAGCTTCTGGAACAGCTTCAGCCGGTCGGCTTTACACCACGCGGGCGGCGTGATGTCTTCCTGAATCGGCTCGGGGATGACGCCGCCGTTTTCAATGGCTCCGCGTCGCGAATCTGGTTGGCGATTAAGGCCCCTTGCTCCCATAATGATAACTCAAAATCGAAAATGTGGAAAAAACTCGCGCGGGGT